CTTCTGCCTCTTTCAAACTATTTTCTACACTTTCAGATAATGCCATAATCAAAATACCTTTTGGAGTTCATCACGAAGTTCAGCAACAGCACTGTAATTTGAACCTGCAACTGCGATTACTGCTTGAATATCACGACACCATACAACTGCTTGCATATTACCAACGATTGCCCACTGAGCATTGCTAGTATCGTTGGACATATCACGAGCACCAAGTTCAAAATACTTTGCCCGTGCTCTAGAACGACAAGAAATATTGTTTGCAATATTCACTGCCGAAAGTGCCATAGAAGGAACTACTTCTGATGCTGCAACACTAGAAGAAAATCCAAAATTGACAGATTTAGGTGTCATGGTAGGAACAGCAAAGGGAGAAGTTACATTCTCAGCAAGAACGGGTGCTGCAGTTAGTGCAATAGCAGCAGTAGTCAGAATAGTTTTAATCATTTTAAGTAACTCATTTTAGGACAAGATTGGTGAAAAACACCTTCAATGTAGCAAGCTTTGCCTGGTTCATAATATCTTACTACATTAGGTTTGGGTCGGTCAAGAGCACAGTATCCACGATTAGATAAAGCACTCTCAACACATAGCATCAAAGCAGCAGGGGCAAGAAGATTGATTGTATACATTATACTTTCTGAAGAAGATAAGAACTATTACCTTGATCAATCCATTCAACTTGGTCACCTTCTTTTAGATTTGCTGCTTCTAACAAATCATCTGGAAAACATACGAAATATTCTCCATTAGGTTCATCTACCTCTACAGGAAGTTGCCACTTAACTACTTTATCTTTTTTTTGTGGGGGAATCCAGAAACCATCACCGGTCATTGTCCACCCAGCAGCAATTGCTTCTTGATAATTCATATCAAGTTTTGCTCGTTTGTCATAATACTCTGCTTCACGCAGATTATATTCACTACACTTTTCTTTTTCTTCTTCTGAGTTTTGATTACAAAGATACTCCAAATCACTATGTCCCCAAGGTGGCATAGAGGGTTCGTAGTATTCTTTCTCCTTCATTACATCTTCAATTGTCCAACTACCGTTGCCATTCAGTTTTGATAGCAATTCATATGCTTTACTTGCATGATGTTTGTGGTAATAATACTCTTCACGAATAACTTTTACAATTACATCATAAACTTCATCTGGGGTTGCTTCACTAGATGAAATAGCATCATGTAACCAGTTTTCAAGATTCTCAAGAGAATACTTTTTATAGTCAAAGTCAGTCATCAATCTTCTCTGTGTTTTGGTTTAGAACAATCGTGGCAGTAGTATGAGAATCCATCACGGAAATACTTTACCACTTGGTAGTGATTGGTGTCAAGTGGTTTTTCCACTCCACATTTATCACAAATCCTTGTCTTTTTTGAGAGACTTTCGAATTCTTTTGAGTTCTTTGAGTTCCATTTTAATATTTTTGTAAGCAGTTTCAGCATCAAACTTTCCTCCCATTTCCATTGCTATGATTACATCAACTCTTGTGCCAAAGTGTGCTAATGCTTTTTCAAAGTCGTCTAGTTCATACATCTTTCTGATTCCATTTTTCAAGAGTAAGAATATCTATGCGAGCATCCACTGCATCAATACAATTAGAAAGTTCATAGAAACAATTACTATTTTCTATACTTTCTGCCTCAAGAACTTCAATGCGTTCTTGCAACTCAATCAGTTTAGAATAGACATCATCAGCAATTTGCTGCTCATTGGGTGAGATAAACCATTCAATAAATTTTTTAATCATTATCAAGAAGTCCAACAGATTTCAAATAACGTCTATATGACATAAAACGTCCCAGAGATGGTTGACCCGGAGCATTTAATTGGTGACTGATCTCGCAATAACATAGCCACTCGTACCAAGGAGTAGTTTTATCAAGAACGTGATATGGATATTCTACAGTAGTTCTTTCCAAAATTTTTCTCCTTTTTGAAGTGCTAATACGACAGTTGTATGCTCTCTTGCGTGTCTATCAAGGTCTTTATCTTGAAAGTAAATGTTGGACCTTTCTACAGCACAACGAAAGATATTTGCCCAGAATTGTTGGTTAGGATTCAGTCGCACTTTCATTTTTATTAAATCCAAATTTAATCTTTTCTTCTTCTGCACGAAGTTTATGTGCAAGGTTACAGACCGTTTCCATTACCTTGAGTGTGTCTTCTGTAGTTGAGTTGTCAGGCATACGATTGTGAACAATGTCAAACAGGGGAAAAAATTGCTCTGCTGCCTTTTGTACTTCGTCAGGAGTTAGTGGATTGTTGTTCATTTTTTAGTTTATGGAGTTCTTCAAGTGCTTTTACAGTTTCTTCGGTTTCTTCCCATTCATAAGTGTCACCAGATTTGGTTACATAAGTTCGAGTTGTCATTTTAAAGTTTATAGTTGTCTTTTGTAGAATAAGTCTTTTCTGGTGCTTTGTCAAATTCACCCTCTTGAAGACATTTAAGATACCAACGAGTAGCAGTCACACACTGGTCTTCAGTCAGTGATGTGATAATGCCCTTTCCATCAGGATAATGAGATTGCCAAGTACCCCAACTTCTTTGCTCCACATAGAAAGCATCATCAATCAGTTGTTTTTCCATGATTATGTAATACGATTTGTCGTTCAATTTCAAATTTAATTGGGAGCAGATGTGAAGTAAAGAATGCTTCGTAGTTATTCTCTCTCACAAGATTTCCAATGTTTTCTACCTGCTGAAGAGCAAGAACAAGATTAATTTTCGATGTCATTCTTCAAACCTTTAATATATTCCATAATGACTTTGATGAAATCTTCTTCTGTCCAGGTGTTGAGAATACTTTCCGTAGGAGAAGTCTCGTCCCAACTGATGGTAAATGATTTGTCTTCATTTTCAGTTACTTGTATCATTTTTTGCGTTTTGTAGGGCGAGTAGTGTTTCTAGTGGAATCCACGATGGGTTTTCGTCCTTTACTTGTACTAGAACTTCCTTTACTTTTTGGTTTAGGTTTTTGTTCCACACTTCTCTTACGTTCTTTACTGGTGTCAACGGGTTCTCCATCACGATAATCAATTTTAATAGTTCTTTTATCTAGTTTATACCTTTCTAGATATTTTTGCAAGTCATAGTCGTCCTTAAACCAACAGATTTTCTTTTCATTCATATGTTCTAATCTTACACCAAAAGTCTCATATGGAAATAAATCGTTTACTTTTTTGGACATCTTCCAGGAACCCACTGTTCTCCAGGACATTCTACACTCATTTTATTGACTTGTCCATTATTCCACCATTTTTTTCCTCTTACGTTGGTATTTCCAAGTTGCCTTTCACTCATAATTTTTTTAGTTTCTTCTGTATGTTTTTTACCATATCTTGAGTTTTTACTTCCTGTTTTGGTTTTCATAGTTATTGATAGTTTTTCTCTCATATTTTGAGAGTTCCATCCGTTAGGATTATTTCTCCTTGTTTGAATTCTTTTATCAATCACATCTTTTGGTATTTTTCTTCCTTTTAATTTTTCACTAACTTTTTCCCTTGTATTTTCATCTTTCATAGGATTGTTATGTGTCATCCTATTCTTTGACTTTTCTTTTTCTTCTTCAGTTAAAACTCTAGAATTAGTTCCATCTCCACCTAAAGTTGAATTATATCCATTTCTAAAACTATTATAATTTTTTATATAAAATATTTCCATTTCATCTAGGATTTGTTTATTAAATTCATCTATTATCCCATATATAAAATTATCCCATCCATATTTTCTTACCGCACGATAAAATTTGGTGTTTCCATCTTTTGATCTGCATAAATGATATGCTTTTCTTTTTGTTTCAAATAAAGTTTGTCCAATGTATTTCTTTCCTGTAGGAATACAATGGTAGCAATAAATTACTCCTTTCATTTCTGCTCTTAAGTTGGTGGTTAAGACTATTTATACAGGAAAAGCACCCAAAGGTGCTTTAACCTAACCTGAAAAGAACCACCAACTCAGGCATCATTATTTATCGACCAGTGACATCTTCGTACTCAACCACTCTACCATACTTAAAGTGGATTCTGCAACGAGGCCAATCTTCCCACTGACCATCCCAAGTTGCTGGATAAATCTCAATATATTTGGTGACTGTATGAACACGATACTTTCCATGAACTCCTGTAGGAACTAACTCGAAGTTCATCCATTTTGCATCAGAATTATACTTTGGATTCCCTTCATCATAGATTTCCATTTGTGAAGTTCCAATATAATCACCACACCACAAATAACCAGCAGGGTCTATCCAGAAGTGAGACATAGTTCCACCATATCCTTCTTCAATATCTTTTGTCTGACACTCTACATTCGTAAATTGTTCTCCCAAATTATATGAAGAACGAATATAATCAAACATGCCCAATTTACTTTTCCTCCATATCTCCTATAAGATTATCTATCTCATCAACCATTTCTTTTGTGAATGGTAATGTCTTTACTTTACCACTCTCAATATCATCTACCATTTGTTGAAGATGCTCAAGAAAATGTTTGGGTAAAGTATCATCAATATTCAAAGAAGACCAAAACCATTCGTAACACTCCTCATAAGGGTCATCATACCACATTAGAGCATAATCCTTATAGTTTCCAGTCATCAAGTCCCTCCAGATACGGAAGTTGCCATTAAAGGATTGAAACCACGAAGGAATTAAGTATGTAAAGATGTATTCTGTCCAAGTCATCGTAGATAATGCGGTTTTTCGGTGTCAAACTGATAGAACTTTACATCTTTCATATCAAGACACATTCGTATGGTTTCGTGCTCTCTGTGTTCTCTATCTGTTCCTTTATATAACCATCTACGTTGATAGGCACAACACCAGACATTGTAATAGATTTTAGATTTCTCGTTCATTTGCAGTGCAGAAAGAAATAATATCTACCAGAATATTCGGGAAGATATTGTACTACATCACAACCTTTGTAAGTATCAATCACTTCAAACCTTGTCTCTGGTGGTGATGGTTTGCTCTCCACCCAGTTTGCTGCGGTATTCATGAAAAAATAAACTAGAGTAAAACCAACAAAAAAGATAATGATTCCCCTAGTCATTGTTCTTTAACCACACAAGATGTTGAGGTACATTTCAAGTCACCAGAACTACCAACAACTGTAGAAGTGTGTTGTGGTGTCTTTAAGTCTTGATTGATTGCATACAAATACGTGATTGATGCTGATACACCAATCAAAGCAAATCCCCAAATAACACCAGTCAATAAACTTCTCACGGCAGTTCTTCCTCCAAATAACGCAGTCGTCTTTCAATCTGTTCAATATCATCATCGTGTCGTTCTACAACTTCTTCAAGTTTAGATTGAGCACAATTTAACCAAGTTTTACGATTTTGTTTTTCAAACCACCAACTCGTTTCAGTTTCAAACATTTTTAATCACGCGGTTTCATCACTCCAATAGTACCTCAGTTTATCACCATCAGCAGAAATATTCAAGTGATAGGTTTTACCATTTTCAGTATAAACCCCGACCCATAAGGTGCGTTCGTTCATACTTTCTAGATGAAACATCTTCACATCTTCCAGCACGATTTCGTCTGGATTTTCTGTAAATCTACTCATTTCAGAATCTCATCAACATCAACCTTATCACAACCAGGCAAACCTGCTTGACCCAGTAGTTCTAATACATAACCCTCAAAATCTGTGGCATCACTCTCATAGACATAATGCCCGCCGTTGTTATCACTTTGAGTGTAGTTGTTGAGATAATCCGCAAAGGTAACAAAGATTGCCATAGCACGGGCTTTATCATGTTGCGTGAGTGTTTTATGTGGATGTGCCACGATACACATAATCGTGTTGAATAGTTCAGCAGGAGTATAAGAGAATGCTTTTGCTTCTTTGTTTAGTTTCAGTGGATTACTCATTGTCCTAGTCTCAGTTTGCGTTCGGGTGAGATGGTGCGATTAAAAGGGTCATCATATGGGAAAATGTATTCTTGCATCCAACCATAGGAAAGTGCCTCCCAGAAATCTTGTGGAAAGTGTTCAATAGTGTCGTAACTATCCAAAGCATACCAGAAGTTATGAAACCCGTCAAGGAAGAGTTCCCATTTTGTTGGTTCTTGAAATCTCATTTCACATCCTCAAAGAAAATCGTATGATATTCACCTTCTACTTCTTCAAAGGTAAAGTTTTCGTGCCAAGCATAAGGCAACATCTCTTTGACTGTTAGAATTTGGTTTGTCTTAAATTTGTCTTTATATGGACCAAAACCAGTGTATCTAACTTTATAATTCATTTTAATCTTTCTAGCACATTACGAATATGAGATACTGAAAGATAAAACTCTCTGGTGTCTTGTCCTCCCAGTACAATCGCATCAAGTTCTATAAGGGCTTCATTGATGAGTTCTCTTCGTTCTGCTTCTTCAAAAAGATAATCTGGATAGTTTTCAGTCATCGTTCTTTTGATTGTGAAACTATTATACCAGAAAGGGCACCTGTTTTCAAGTGCCCTTGTTCCAGTTTGGAAAGTGTCCCCGAATTCTTTTTTGAGTTTTTCGTATTCTTTGCGTCGTCGTTCTTTAGCTTTGAGTTCTGCTGCTTTTTTCTTTTCCCGTTCTTTCATTCGTTTCGCATACTCTTTG